AAATCCTCCAATTTAAATGCAAGTTAAACATCTGAGTTTCATGCTTTCGCAATCATCAGTGCGGACACACATCCGCAGACTCGGAGGAGAGTCCTCTTAGTTTCAATTTGGCACGCTAGCAAACAGCACGCACAAAGATTCCCTAAGAGATTTCGGTAGTCTTGTTTAAGGTCTCCCACTCTCACGCTGTCACTGTCACTAACAAGGCTTAAGCCTCTCTACTCTACTAGCCACTTTATTTAGCGTTGTGGATTCAGCTTGGTGCTTGAGTTCATCCTTGAGTCCATCGACATCCAAACTTACTTCTAGGACAACGTATTGGAGGAGTTTAGTTCTTGGCTCTTCCGCAACCAGTAGAAATAAAAATACTGGTATTTATATTAGACCACAGCACACCATCTAACACAACAAAATAGCTAGCAGATTGTGAGCATTACATTGACGGGATTAATAGTTAATAATGGATAGCATGACCGATAAGAAAAAACCCGACCTGAAATTAGTCGCGAAAGAACCCGACCTCACTATAAAACAGAGAGCATTTGTTAGAGAGATTGTTAAGGGTAAGTTAGGAAGTTATAAGGAGGCTTACGCGAAGGTTTACGATGTTCAGCTAACCAAGACTGGCAAGATACCTAAATGGTGCGAAGTGGAGGCAAGTAAGTTAGTTGCTAGCCCTAAGATATCACTAAGCATACAGAGGGCTTTAGAACGTAAAGAGAAGGGTTTAATCGCGTCTAGCCTACGAACAAGGAACTATGTTATAGAAAGCCTCTACAAAGAGAGCAGAGAGAGCGACAGTGATGCAAGCAGAGTTAGAGCGTTAGAGTTACTAGGTAAGTCGGTAGCACTATTCACAGACGTAACAGAAGAGCGTAAGGCACGCGACACTGACGAGATCGAGAAAGACATAGAGACTAAGTTGGAGCAGTTACTAGCAGAGTCCAACGAGTAACACAGCTCAGCCTACTGGGAGAATCCTTGACCAGTTAATAATATTATTCAGCTCCTTATACACACACGCATACAGGCGCAAACAGCAAGAGATTGATGAGAGATTAGCCTGTATAGGCGTGGCTTATTGCACCACACTTTATTTTTTTGTCAACCCACCCCTGTCCTTTTCCTCCGCAGACTGAAGAATTGACCCCCATCCCCCCTTGTGTGTGAGCGAGTACCTGACGATCATATATACATAGTGTTTTGCTCAGGATATTGGTAACTTTCATGTACCCCCCCCTATATATTGCAAAATGATAGCAATTATAGTAAGCTCAATATATGTTTTTTATAGAAAAGCCTCTGGGTCCCATACACCCCCCTATAATATATTTTCAATTTATTTTGATGTTTAGGTTGATTTTTCTGTGAAGTCGTGCAAAATGATAGAATCCAGAGGTAGATATACCCTATATCTACTTAATACCCAGTATATACTTAGTAAGTGCCTACCTATATGTACTTAATAAGTTTTTTTAAAAAGAAAGTATATACTTATTAGGTATATACCTTATGAATAAGAACTTACTTAAACAGATACAAAGTCTACCTAGTAGTCAGAAACAGGAATTTATAGATTTAATTGAGGAATACGAAAAGTCTCAAGCTAGGGAACAGTGTAATGCTAGCTTTATGTCTTTTGTTACGGAGATGTGGGCGGCTTTTATTCATGGGAAACACCATGAGATCATGTCGGAAGCGTTTGAACGGGTTGCTAATGGAGAATTAAAGCGTTTAATTATCAATATGCCCCCTCGACACACCAAATCGGAGTTCGCCTCTTATTTGTTACCCGCTTGGTTTCTCGGTAAATACCCCGATAAGAAGATTATTCAGACCGCGCATACTGCGGAATTAGCAGTAGGCTTTGGTAGAAAGGTAAGAAACCTGGTTAATAGTACAGATTTTAAAGAGATATTCCCTGATGTCAGTCTGCAAGCAGATAGCAAAGCGGCTGGACGTTGGAACACCAACAAAGGTGGAGAATACTTTGCGATAGGTGTTGGCGGTGCAGTTACAGGTAAAGGTGCCGATCTATTAGTGATAGATGACCCGCATTCAGAACAAGAAGGCGCTAGCGCAGACATAAATATATTCAACAAGGCTTACGAGTGGTACACCTCAGGTCCACGACAGCGTTTGCAGCCAAATGGCGCAATCGTAATGGTGATGACAAGGTGGCATAACAAAGACCTAACGGGTCAAGTTGTTGATGCTAGCATTAAAAGAGGTGGCGCAGACCAGTGGGAAGTTATTGAATTACCTGCTATTTTACCTTCTGGAAACCCATTGTGGTCGCAATTCTGGAGTTTAGAAGAACTGACTGCGCTTAGAGCAGAGCTACCCAATAGTAAGTGGATGGCTCAGTATCAGCAAGACCCAACCTCAGAAGAAGGTGCATTGGTCAAGCGAGAATGGTGGAAAACATGGGAAGGGCTTAGTCCGCCTAAATGTGAGTTTATCATTCAATCATGGGACACAGCCTTTATGAAGAATCAACGGGCAGACTATTCTGCTTGTACGACATGGGGTGTGTTTTATCTTGAAAATGAACGCGAAGGTAAGTTCGCACCAAATTTAATTTTATTGGATGCGTATAAAGAACGATTAGAATTTCCAGAGCTAAAAGTAAAAGCGATGGAGAAATACAAACAGTATCAGCCAGAAGCCTTTATTGTTGAGGCTAAGGCAGCAGGGATGCCATTAATCTTTGAATTAAGGCAAATGGGTATTCCAGTGCAAGAATATACTCCGAGCAGAGGCAACGACAAAATCTCAAGAGTGAACGCAGTATCTGATCTATTTGCATCAGGTGTGATATGGGTACCAGAAACCAGATGGGCTGAAGAAGTCATTGAAGAGTTTGCTGGTTTCCCCAATATGGAACACGATGATTTGGTTGATAGCAGTACGCAAGCTCTGTTAAGATACAGACAAGGTGGGTTCATATCTGTTCATTCAGACGAGGAAGATCAGCCTTTGGAGCATAATAGAATTGCAAATTATTACTAATGAAAATTTATATAACATCTTATACCTTTGATGGCGATGAATACGCAGGACCACAAATCCATGCAGATTCATGGGATTCTGCTAGGGATATAGCAAAATCTAATGGATTAACTTTGCATGGAGAATTAACAGACGTTCTTCAAGATATTGTGGATCAAGCTTTAATTGAAGATTTAGATAATAGAGTTTTACACTAGGAGTTATTTTGGCTATAGAAAGAAAACCTGCAACACCTATAGAGGGTACGATTGAACAGGAACCAGAAGAATTAGAGATTCTGATAGAAAATCCAGAATCAGTAGCCATCGACACAGAGGATGGCGGCATGATTATTGATTTCGACCCCTCCTCTGGTAAAAGAGGTGAGAGCGAATTTAATTCTAATCTGACTGAATATATTGATGAAGATGAACTAGATAAACTAGGTAACAAGTTAATAGGCGAATACACAGCAGATAAAGATTCACGAACTGAGTGGGAAGAAACTTATATAAAGGGTCTTGACCAGCTTGGTTTAAAGATAGAAGAAAGAACAACCCCCTGGGCTGGTGCGTGCGGAGTATTTCATCCTATGCTAAGCGAAGCAGTAATTAGATTTCAGTCCCAATCAATATCTGAGATGTTCCCAGCTCAGGGACCAGTTAGAACAAAGATTGTTGGTAAGGTTACTGAAGATAAAGAAAAGCAGGCAGAGCGAGTCGAGGATTATTTGAATTATCTTTTGACCCATGAGATGTCTGAATACCGAACTGAAACAGAGAAGATGTTATTTTCTCTGCCTTTGGCGGGTTCTGCGTTTAGAAAAGTTTATTACGATCCAAATTTAAACAGACCTTGTTCCATATTTGTTCCAGCAGAAGATTTGGTGGTCAATTATGGTGCAAGTGATTTGGAAACTTGCGAAAGAGCAACGCATGTTATGCGTAAATCAGAAAATAATGTTCGCAAAATGCAGGTAAGCGGATTTTACAGGGATATAGAGCTTCCAGAATCTGATAGTCAATATTCGGATATTAAGAAGAAATATGACGATATGACAGGTGAAGTTAATACTTTTAACTACGATGATCGTCATACAATACTTGAAATGCAGGTTGATTTAGACCTTGTTGGTTATGAAGATACGGACGAACAAGACAATGAAACTGGAATTGCGTTACCTTATGTTGTAACCATTGATTACCCAAGCGGTATTATTTTAAGTATCAGAAGAAATTGGTACGAAGAAGATTCTGGTAAATTAAGAAGGATGCACTTTGTTCATTACCAATATCTTCCTGGAATTGGTTTTTATGGCTTTGGTTTAATCCATATGGTAGGCGGTCTTGCTAAGTCGGCTACATCCATATTAAGACAATTAGTAGATGCTGGTACATTATCAAATCTTCCTGGTGGTTTAAAAGCAAGAGGATTGCGTATAAAAGGCGATGACACTCCTATCATGCCTGGTGAATTTAGAGATGTCGATATTCCAGGAGGAGCTATTCGAGACAACATTACTTTTTTACCCTATAAAGAGCCGTCAGCAACCCTGTATCAGCTATTACAAAATATAGTTGAAGAAGGCAGGCGTTTTGCCAGCATGAATGACATGAAGGTTTCTGATATGAATAATCAGGCACCTGTAGGAACTACCTTAGCGTTATTAGAAAGAAACATGAAAGTGATGTCTGCGGTACAGGCTAGGCTTCATGCTTCAATGAGAAAAGAATTTAATATATTGGTAGATATTATTAAGGACTTCACCGATCCCGCTTATCCCTACGAAATGGATGAAGAAGAATTTATTAAGGCGGAAGATTTTGATGAAAGAATTGATGTTCTGCCAGTATCTGATCCCAATGCCGCGACAATGGCACAAAGGATTATGCAGTATCAAGCTGCTATGCAATTAGCACAAACAGCGCCTCAAATGTATAACCTGCCTGAATTACATAGGCAAATGCTAGAAGTGTTAGGAATCAGGAATGTAGAAGATATTGTTCCGTTAGATGAGGATGTTAAACCTGTTGATCCAGCTAGTGCCGTTCAGAATATTATTAATGGTAAACCTGTAAAAGCGTTTCCATTTCAAGACCATGAGGCTCATATACAAACTATTGTTGCTGCTCAGGAAAATCCAGAGATTATGCAATTGCTTCAAGCTGCACCTACTGCTCAAACAATCATGGCAGCAGCATCGGCATATATTAATGAGCATTTAACCATGCAATTTAGGAAAGAAGTTGAAAGAGAGATGGGTGTAGAGTTACCGCCAGAAGGTGAAGCTTTACCAGCAGATGTTGAAAAACGTATATCATCTCTTGTAGCTGAAGCAGCTAGACGGGTAACTGCTACATCACAAGCTCAAGCAGAGCAAGAAAGAATACAAGAGCAACAAAAAGACCCATTGATCCAAATGAAGGAAAGAGAGGTTGCTCTCAAGGAAGCTGAAGTTCAGCGCAAGTCTCAAGAAGGACAAGCCAAGATACAGTTAGATGCACAAAAAGCAGCTAGCAGGGATAAGTTAGAAAAAGAACGAATTAAGTCACAAGAAGAAATAGCTGGAATGAATATAGGACAGCGTATTGCTAGCGATTTGCTAGATGCCGAACAACTCAAAGATAAACAAGCAAGAGAAGATTATCAGAAAGGAGTTGACATCGGAATCGAAATAGCGAAAGATAGCAATAAGAATGAATAATAATATCACTGAGCAAGCAAAGAATATGGAAGGGTTATCTCTTTCTGAATTTATGAAAAAAAGACTCAGGAATATTATGAATCAACACGCAGACCATATTTCGACAGGCGCTTGTAAAGACTATAGCGATTATCAAAAGATGGCTGGAGTAATCGAGGGTTTAGCCCTTGCAGAACGTGAATTGTTGGATTGGATTGAAAAACATATCCAAGAAAAATAGGAAACTCGACTCCTGAAGATCGTGCAATATGACAAAAGAAGCTTTAAAGAATATACCCGAACCTGAAAGCGTAAAAGAACCTATTATTTCAGATGAGACTAAAAGCCAACTTCCAGACCCTAAAGGCTGGAGAATATTGATTGCTATGCCAATAGCTACTGATAAAACCGATGGCGGTATCCTTAAAGCAGCATCTACTGTAAGAGATGAGGAATTATCCAATATATGTGGATATGTCCTTAAACTTGGAGAAGAATGCTATAAAGACCCGAAAAGATTTCCTTCTGGAGCTTGGTGTAAAAAAGGGGATTGGGTTTTATTTCGTGCTTACTCAGGCACTCGTATCAAAATGTATGGACAAGAGTTTCGTTTAATTAATGATGACACTGTGGAAGCAGTTGTTGATGATCCTACAGGAGTGGTAAGAGCATGAGTAATTCAAGCACTGAAATAATAAATGAAGAGCCTAATATAAATAAAGCATCTCAATCTCAGGAAGATAAGTTTTTTGGTGTTCAGACTGAAATTAATACTAATCCTTCAGATGAAGTAGAAATAGAAGTCATTGATGATACGCCCAAAGAAGATCGCAGACCTAAAAAATCTAAAGAAGCTGACTCTAAGGTTGATAATGATACTGTTGATAAAGAAATATCAGATTATAGCCAAAGGGCTGCTGATCGTATAAATCAAATTAAATACGAATATCACGAAGAACGCAGAGCCAAAGAATCTTCTGCTAGGATGGCAAAAGAAGCTACGACTAGATTACAAACTATATTGCAAGACAATCAACGCTTACAGCAAATGGTAGATCAGGGCGGACAAGTTTTAAATAAAACTGTTCATAATAACGCATTATGGGCAAAGCAAAGTGCTACAGAGGCATATAAAAAGGCTTATGAAGAAGGTGACGCTGATGCAATGGCTAAGTCGCAAGAACTTCTTTCTAAAGCTACATTAGCAGAGCAACAGGCTGGCTCGACTGCACAAC